TAGTAATTCACGTAGCATACTTAATTATTGCACATGTGGTGATGATATTCATTACCCTAAGTACAAATATTTACGTAAGGATGTGTGGTTGGCCAGATGTGACCAGCACGGTATAAGCACGACTATGCAAACAAGTAACATTTTAAATAAAGTTCTCGCCTTTCGGCAAGTTGATGCAACTGAGAGAAAGTGGTATGCCATTTATAATGGAAGAGATTTAGAGTTTGACACGAAACATGAAGCTGTCATTGCTTTGAAGGAATCCCAGGAATTCTTCAAGAAACCAATTGTGGTTTATTGTGAGAGGACTGAGGCCTCTGAGCATGCTGCTAGTGTAAGTGACAGCCAAGCAATTCATACCACCAATCGGTTTGATGGTCTGGAGGTTGAAGAATCCCCGAGTGCAATGCCTGATAAACCTAGCATTGTTAAGAGGATGAAAATAGCATTCAAACGATCAGACAGGCCTAAGGTAAAGAAGAATTCTAATAGTGGATTAAGTGGTGTCACTACCAATGACTACTATAGTAGTTTGTGTGACAAGGTGCCATTTCCACAGGTGAAGAGGAAGCCGGTTGAGATATCACGTGCAATTAGACTTGATGGCTTGTTCGAGCATGAGAAAAGTGATGTGGTTAGGCAGACCGTCATTAAGTTGGCAGGTCGGCCAATTACCACATCCATGGTCCATGACATAGCAGCTGAAATAAGTCAGTATTGTCGTGAGAAGATTGTCTACCGGCCTAATAAAAAGGACACACCATGCACTAGAGTTTGCGATTGTCCACGCGAAGGTGTTGATGATGGGTTCGTCACTTGTGAATGTGGTGAGGAGTACATACGAATATCTAATAAAGAATATAGAGTCCTTGATGGTAACACTAAATGTTTCACCATAATAACCACTGCCAATATGACAGAAATGATTATTGAATCAATAATGCAATTGGCTTTAATGGGATATTATATTTCTAGATCTTTGAGAGAGCATGATGAAGTTACTTGGCAAATCGTGAAGGCTAATAAGCTATTTGTCGATGGCAAGGTTGATGTTAGCATCTTTGAGAAAATCAAAGAATATTTGGCTAACAAAATCCAAGGCACTGCTTTGGATTTTGTTTTTAGCCCAGCAACAATACCTGGCCATTTAAAATAGTGCGTCAGCCTGCAGTGTGTCTGTCTGATGCATTAACAACCACACACCCAACTACTGAGTTCTTATCGATAGGTAGTTGCGAGCTCAAGAATGTTAAAGGTTATGATTGTGGAACCATGATGAAAGTTAAGTGGAGGAGGCTCACAGAGTGTAAAAGAAATAAGTACCACCTAACATGGCGGACTAATTACTTACGACCCATGTGCAGTTATAGAACTTGTGGCCATAACATACTAAGTGCATTGAGAGATCGCCATCGCCCATATGTTGATGGTGGCTTAATGCACGCCATGTTTCCTGATGATGACATGGCTGAAGTATGTCGTGCTGCCAGTTTGGACACTACTAAATATTTGGCATTGTTTGATAGGTTAGAGCCAGCCTGGCGCTATCTCAGGTCTAAGTGTGAATGGTTGGGTGATTTGGATGAGTATGTTTGTAATGTACTACAACTTGTTGGTAAGAGCCAGAAATGGTCTCTCCAACAGGTTCTTGAATCCAAACCGCCAAATAAATTCAAGAGATATGAGAGGGCAAAAGAATGGCTACGATGTCACACAATTAGTGAGAAGCATCGCAAAGTCAAGGTTCACGTAAAGAATGAGCGCATGGCTAGTGATGTTTATAAGCCACCTAGGTTGATACAGGCTAGGAGCCCTGAATTTACCATGTTGTTGCAACAGTACCTAAAACCCATGGAAGAGTTCATGCGGGATGACCTTGATAAGTGCGTTAATAAAGGCATGAATCTTGATCAGACTTATGACCTCTTACAGTCAATATGTGGCCCGGATTTGTATTATCTATTAATGGACCATGATGCTTTTGATGCGTCTGTCAATATATTTTTATTGTTGGTGGAGCATTTGATCTATCTTGAGTCCTATAATCATGATTACACACTGGCAGATCTGTTGAGATCACAGATCTACAACCGGTGTGTGTCAATAGATGGTACAGTCAAGTGGTGGGTTGTTGCCACTCGTATGAGTGGTGATGGTAATACTGCACATGGTAATTCAGTTGTCAATCTATTCTGGTTGCAGATGCTGTTTGGTTCATTACAACACAGGGATGTTGTTTGTGGCGATGACAGTGTTGTTGCAGCCAGGTGTGTTGATAAAATCACTATTGATGGCAGGTTAAACTCTTTACAGGGCTTGCTCTTTAATACTAAGGGCAAATCATGCACTTCATTTGAAGATATAGAGTTCTGTCAATGTTTGCCAAATATATATGTTAGGTCAATGGTCAAAGATGCACTGCGTACAGTGTCCCGATCAGCAATTTGCATAAATCCACGGGTCAAGGATGTTAATGACTTGATCTATTGGAAAGCTGCATTTGCCAGGTCCAATAGACACTTAGCAGTTGTTGGGATGAATAAGTATATGTCACAATTTGAAGGAATTGATGAGTGGGATGAGTGGAGTTATTCTGACAGGGTTACAAATATCTCTAGTCGAATCACTCGCTCTGACTACACCCACCAAGGTTATACTGGTGATATCATTCAACATATGAATGAAATTATTATACCATCAGTGTTAGATGACATGCTAACTGTAACCATTGATTATACTGAAAGGTTTAAGTCAATGGTGTGAGCCATAAATGTCCACTCCTATTAAGAAGAATAATAGTAATACTCCTGCAGCTGTTAATACTAAGTCAGCTCGCAGAAATAAACGCCGTAGAGCCAACATTAACTCTGAGAGAAGCACCCAAACTACCATGTCCTGGGGGCCATCTGAGTTGGTTATGTCAAAGTCAGTTGATACTGGTATTAGGAAATTTAAAAGTGCAAATTTAAAAGGCATAACTGAAGATGGCATAAAGTTCCTTAAGTGTGCTTTTGCGCCACCTGATTTTCAGAATATGTCGTTATCTGGTGTGCCTGATGAATACCGTGGTATGAGCATCGTGCAAAAGCATCGATTTGTGGGGCCAGAACTGTTTACAGCTGGTCAGGATTATTGGTTCCTTTTGGCTCCAAGTCCAGGTATTGCATTTTACGTGTTGAATAAAGCTGCTGGAACTGATCTCGTTTTTGGTGATCAGTTCGTAGCTGTTCCATATAGTGATTTCAATTCATTATTTGGAGCTAATTCTACGGCAAATGCATTATTGATCACAAAATATCGTTATGCTAGTAATCACTTTGAGATCATACCCACAGTTAATCAGACTACTTGGTCAGGGCAGATTCAAGCCTGGAAAATTCCCTTGTCACTCGTTATGCGCTCAGTTCCTACTAGCGCAATAGGTGTCCCTGCAAACATGTTATCTGTGACAGGTTTGCAGGGTGCTTCCTTGGGTGCTGGGGAGTATTCCAACCAATACTCTGGTCCATTTATTAACGGTATTTATACAGCCGCCTATAACACTAATGATAATTTTGCATTCAGCCCGGTTCTTGAAAACCAGGCTGCCTTACCTAGTATAATTTCAACAGCTGATTTTGGCCAATTGATCAACAATAGTGGCATACCAGGGCTAGACATAAACTTTGAAACAACTGTTATCAAGGTTTCTGGTATAACAGCAAATCAGTCTGCTATTATCAAGGCATGGGCCTGTGTTGAATATCAAGTCAATGCAGCAACTGCCTTATATGGGTTCCAAACTATGAGTCCATATGACCCTGTAGCTTTGGAGCTTTATAGAGAAATAGTATCTAATTTGCCGGTTGGTGTTCCTTTCACTGATAATGAAGGATTTTGGCGACGAGTACTTTCCATCATTTACCAGTTAACCAATGCAGGTGCCTTTGTACCCGGCCCCATTGGGTTAGCTAGTAGGGGGCTGAACATGCTATCTCAAGCAGGCATGTCAGTCATACATTAATTTAACACCAAGCACGCAACAACTTTGCGACCGGGCTATAATAGGTCGTTTGAA